ACGAGCTCAAGCTATTCCAGGCCCACGCGGCCCTCGTCAAAGAGGCCGATAAGCAGGCCTACGACGAGGGTACGCTTTCGCTGCAGGACTACTTCGCGCGTCGAGCCGCCGCGATCAATGCCGAGGCAGACAAGGAGCTCGCGCTGCTGCGATCGAAGCGCACGGCCGTCGCCTCTAGCCCGGTGGATACGAATGATCCGATCGCGCAGCTGAATCAGAAAAAAGAACTTGAGAAGCTCGACTCCGAGATCGCGATCGAGCAGGTCAAGCGAGCCGGCGAGCTCGCCGCCAATGTCGCAGCCGAGGGTGCCGCGCAGCGCAAGCTGTATGAGGATCAGATAAAAAACGAGGAGAAGCTGCTCGAGCTCGCGGGCAAGAAGACCGAAGCGGCACGCTTAAAGCTCGCGCTCGATCTGGCGGATCTAGACGCGCAGCTGCGCAAATCCGGCACGCCCGATGCGCAGCGTGCGGCCGCCGTCGGCACGGCCGCCACACAGGGAAATGCGCAAATCGATTTCAGCGCGGCAAGCGCCAAAGCGCAGCAGGACCTCGCCTCACTCACCAGCAAGGAAAAGGAGTTTCAAACCCAAGTCCAAAGCGGGCAACTATTCTCGATCGACGCGGCGCAAAAGACTGTCGCAGCGCAAAAGGAAATGCTCCCCGTGCTCGAGCAGGATGCGCAGGCGATGCTCGCCCTCGCGCAGGCCACTGGTAACGCCGATGATGTTCAAAAGGCGCAGGCCTACGTCGATAAAATTAGACAGCTTAAAGTCGGGACAGATCAAGTAGGACAGTCGGTCGCAGCGCTTCGACAAGGCGCGGAAAATGCTCTCGGAAACGGTATCAATAGGTTTCTAACCGACGCCGTATCTGGCACCAAAACGCTCAAGCAGTCATTCATCGAGATGGGCCTATCGATGTTGCAGACCCTCGAGCAAGTGATCATCAAGCAACTCGAATTGAAAGCTGTGCAGGCGGCTTTCTCGGCATTTTCGGGCGGCGGCCCCGTGGCTGCTCCCGCTGCGGCTGGTCATGCTTCGGGCGGCCACATTAAGGGGCCCGGCACCTCGACGAGCGACTCGATCCCGGCGCGCCTCTCAGACGGTGAGTTCGTCGTCAATGCGAAATCGGTTTCTCAGCCCGGCGTGCTGCCGCTTCTCACCGCGCTCAATCAGGGTGCGCTACGAGGCATCAACGGACCCACTCAAGTTCCGAAGTTCGCCGCCGGCGGCGCCGTCAGCGGATCCGCGCGCCAGTCGCACAAGATCGTCAACGTGCTCGATCCGACGCTATTAGGCGATCACCTGGCCACCGCCGCGGGCGAGACCTCGGTCCTCAATGTCATTTCTCGAAACCCAAATAGGGTTCGGAGTTCAATCGGATGAGCACAAGCAGCGGCACGGCGACGGACTATCTCGATCTGCTCTCAAAGCTGCGGACCTTCTTGACCACTGACGCGACGCTGGTCTCGCTAGGGCAGAATTGGACGGAACTCAAGACCAATGCGACGCCTTACTCGCATGTGGACGCTGGCCAGGCAAACACGGTCGAGTTCGAGACTTACCTGCAGGCGCCGGGACTCTCGACTACCGAGCAGATCTTCATCAACATCGGCGCGTACACCAATGCCTCGGCCGGACTTTTCAATTGGCGCATGGTCGGCGCGCTCGGATTCATCACCGGGAATACGTTTTTCCTGCAGCCTGGCATCTCGCCGCAAACCTACATGCTTTTATGGGCCTCCTCGATGCCCTACTGGTTTATTGCGAACGGCCAGCGAGTCATCGTCGTCGCGCAGGTCGCAGGCAATATCGAGATGTGCTATCTCGGCAAGTTCCTACCCGACGCGACGCCGGGACAATATCCATATCCGGTCTTCATCGGCGGCACGGCTGGCGATGCCTCGCCGCTCGGCGGCTCGCAGGGTAATGACGCTGGCGCGCCGAATCGCATCCATTCGGATGTGACCAACGCGCACGCCGCCTTTTTCGATCCTGCGGCGGCATTCCATTGCGACGTCGCTGCGGGCTGGCAGGTTTGGAACCATTGGAACTTCGGAAACGATTCGCACAGCGCGAGCAATACCAACCAGATCAACCCGTATGCCGATGATGGCACCTTCGGCACCGGGCAAACGAGCACGCCAGGGCAGCTGAAATGCGTCGTCACCAATATCGACGGCAGCTATCCGCTCATGCCAGTGCGCATGGAGCAGATAGCGCCGAACATCAACATAGTCGGCACGCTCGACGGCGTCTTTGCGACGACGGGCGAGGGCAATAGCTCCGGATCCACACTCACCGTCGGCTCCGATACTTATCTTTGCTTCCAAGACACGTTCCGCTCGGCGCGACAGAATTTCGTCGCGCTCAAGTTCGCTTAAAAAGGATCGCGCATGTACGCCACGGGCACACCGACCTCTCTCGCCGATTTCCTGAATGACCTCGCGACGTTCGCGATCTCGGCCGGCTGGACGGTCGATCATAACGGCGTCGAGCTCGGCAGCGACTACTGGCTCGCCGTGCACAATGGCAGCTGTTACCTCGACTATTACGTCCCGCCGAGCAATGACCGCATCCAGCTCTACGGCGCGACTGGGTACTCCGGCGGATCCGGACATGCGGGCCAGGCGAACAGCTCGGTCAACTTCTCGATGCTCTTTCCAGCGCCCCCGGGGCCCTTCAATGCCTATCACTTCTTTTCGACCACGACGGGCGGCGTCACTTACCTGCACGCGCTGCTCGAGTACTCGGCCGGGAATTTCCTTCACATTCACGGCGGCTGCCTAAAGCCGATCGGCGGCGCGAGCCCGTGCACCTATACGGCCGCCACGCAGTGGTCGGCGATCGCCGGTGGCAACTCCTCGAGTGACGGCGGACCATCTCAATTCAATCTCACGCCATTCAGTGCGGAGCAGGCCGGCCCAACCTCTGGCTTTAGATCCTTCCAGGTCCTCGCGACGGTCGACTCGACGCTGCGATGGTTTTATCCGAGCAATGTCTCGCCTGGCCGCGCGATCGGCGCCGTCAAGTCCAACTCGAAAAATGTGCATGCATTCGCCCGGGCGCCGAACACGTTCAACCAGCTCTCGCCGTTCATTCCGCTCTCGCTCTTTGTCGAGCGCGCGAGCGGCAATATTTTCAGCTACTTGGGCGATGTCATCGATATGCGATGGGTCAACCTCGGCAACAATCAGGCGAAGGATGAGATCACGATCGGCTCCGATACGTGGAAAGTATTTCCCGTGATCTCAAAGCAGCCATTCGGAAGTCCGACCGCGGCGACCGGAAACTATGGCTTTGCCTTCCGGAAAAACGCCTAAGCCATGACCGCCGGCGCTCTCATGCCGAGGGAGATATACCCGACCTCGAGCGGGCTCAACACTGGCGCGCTCGATTCCCGCATACCCGTCGCGCAGCCCTTTGCTGGCTTTGTGGATCCGGGATCTCCTGGAAATGGCGCGTTCACAATCGCGCATTTGGCGACCCTCGCGAAGTCGCTCACCGCATCAGGCCCTGGCGTCTCATTCGAAATAACCGACTGGTATTTCCGGATCCACATCCTTCCGAACAATCTGGCGCTCGGGAACGTGGTCTCGAACGAGGTCTTTACGATCGGGGTATGGAATGCGTGGCTAGCCACCGCGCAGACGCTCAATACAATCGTCGCCGTCGACGCCGGCGGGACCACGCTCACCGGGCAGCCGCCGACGCCGCTCATCTTCCAGCCGAACCAGCAACTCGACTACACGCTCTCGATCGACCCGCTAGGGCCGCCGACGATTGATGCGAGCTATACGTTTACCTTCGCCGACGGGGAAGTGGTTGAGCTCACCATGTTCGGCCAGCGCATCACCGCGTGGGCTCTGACGCCTGACTGGCAGACGCCGGTCGAGGAGCGCTTGGGCTGGAAGACTGACCGCTTACGCGCCTGGGACGCGACGGAACAGCGCCGCGCGCTTCGGATTGCGCCTCGGCGCAATGTGAAGTTCTCGACCTGGATGAGCGATCAGGACAAGCAATACATCGAGAATCAGTTTTTCGCTTGGGGTGCGCTGATCTGGGCGCTGCCGATATGGTGGGACGGGCAGCGCTTAAGCGTGCAGAGCAATCCTGGCGATGTGGTTGTGCTTGCGGACACCGTCGGTCGAGACTTCGTCGCAAACGGCCTCGCGATCATCTTGAATGATGCGCGCACCTTCGAGGTGATTCAGCTCGGGACAATCACGTCGACGCAATTGAGCCTGGTGCGCGCCGTCGTCGGGACCTGGCCGACCGGATCCAAGCTCTACCCGGTGCGAAACGCCCGTCTCATGAACACGCAGCGGATCACGCGCAACAACGGAAGCAACGCCGACGTCGAGCCGGAATTTCTCATCGTCGAGGCCTGCGACTGGCCGGCCGCGACCGGGCTGCCGACCTATCGCGGTGCGCCCGTCCTCGAGGACAGCCCAAGCGTCACCGACACCTCGGAAGGTTCCTACGATCGAGACACCTTCACGATCGACAATCAAACCGGTGCGATCGATGTCTACGATTCGGCGCAGATCGGCTTCCCCAATAATTCGCACAATTGGTTCCTGCAGGGAAAGACGGCGCACAGCAATTTCCGCTCGCTGCTGTACCTGCTCAAGGGCGCGCAGGGTGAGATATGGGTACCTAGCTATGAGAATGACCTTCAGCTAGTGGTCGATATCGCCTCGGCCGACGTCAGCATCCAATGCGCGAATTCAGGAATCGCGCTCTATGCCGCCAAGCTCAATCGTCAGGACATTCGCGTCGAGCTCGTCTCGGGCACTGTTTTCTATCGGCGCATCACCGGCGCGGTCCTGACATCGCCCACCGTCGAGCTCGTGAATCTCAACGCAGGCTTCGGCGTAGCTATCAAGCGATCGACTGTGCGGCGGATCTCCTTCATGGTGCTCTCGTGCCTCGCATCCGATGAGATCACGATCCAGCACGATACGGCGATCCGCGGGATCTCCGAATGCTCGACGCCTTTCCGCGCGGTGAATCATGACATTTAACGCCTTTGAGACCTCGATCGCGCAGGGCGAGCCAGTGCTGCTCTATGACTTCTTCATCGGTACCGCGCACTGGCGCTATACCACGGCCGACCGAATCATCACCTATCTCGGGCAGCCATACGCGCCGATCGCGATCTCTTCCGGAGCGGTCAACCAGGGCCAGGAGATCAAGAAAAAGTCGCTGCCGATAACGCTGCCGCTCGACGCGGCTGTCGTCTCGGTGCTGCAGGACTTCCCGCCCTCCGGCGATTTCATGATCACAATTACCGAGCTGCACTTCACGGATCCGGATCAGCAGGGCTTTATCTGCTTCGTCGGCCGAGTGATGTCTCAAAAGCAGGACGGCGCGACTATCGTCATGAGCTGCGAGCCGGCGTATACCGGCGTCAAGACGACCGGCCTGCGCCGCCGCTTCCAGCTAAATTGCGCACACGTGCTTTACGGCGTCGGGTGCACGATTCAGCCCTCGACCTATGTCACCGCGGCTATCATCTCATCGGTGAGCGGCGGCGGAACGGTCATCGGAATCCCCGGACTCACGCCGCCGGCGGGACTTTCCTTCGCTGGCGGTTACATCGAGTGGGATTCCGGAAAAGGCTACCTCGAGCGGCGCTCGATAAATTCCATGGGCGGCGGCGGTTCGGTACTAAATATCGCGTACGCCGCTCCCGACCTTATCCCCGACCTCGCGGTCAATGTGTTTCCGGGCTGCGATCACACGACGGCTAATTGCATTGCATTTAATCTCGCGCCGCAGGATCCGGTGGACGGAAATATACTGAATTACGGCGGCCAACCGTGGATCCCTGCGGTCAATCCGCTCACCGGCAACCCAATATACTGAGCCGCGAAAATGATCTATTACGAAATCGCCGTTCTCATCGTCACCGCTATTTTAAGTTATGCGCTGCGGCCGAAGCCGCAGACGCCGCCGCCGGATACTCTGTCGGACGTCTCGGTCCCGACGATCGAGATCGGCAAGCCCGTCGGCGTCGCATTCGGCGAAGTGTGGGTCGATGACAGCAACATTTTATGGTTCGGCGATCTGTCCTCGCAGCCGATCTATGCGTCGGGCGGCAAGTGATTAAGGTCACGATGGCCGATGTTCACGCCGCAAAGTTCTGCAGCTCCGGCGCGCGCGTGTGGCTCAAAGCTCAAGGAATCGATGTGCTCGATTTCATCCGCAACGGCGTTCCGGTCGAGCGATTCGAGGAGACGGGCGAGGAGCTCGCTTTGAGGGTCGCGGCGATCGCCAGGGAGCGCCAGCGTGGGTAAGAGCGCGCAAGTCTCCGGCTACACGTATTTTCTCGGGCTGCACTTCGGTATGTCGCACGGGCCCGTCGATGAGTTCCTCGAGATCCGCGCTGGCGATCGGACGGCCTTCTCGGGCTCCGTGACCTCGAGCTCGACGATCTTTATCAACGCGCCCAACCTATTCGGCGGCCCGCAAAAGGAGGGCGGGATCGTCGGCAATTTCGATGTGATGATGGGCGAGGCGACGCAGGGCGCTAACTCCTACCTCTCAGCGGTACAGGGACCGCCGCAGCCCGGCTACCGCGGCCTTTTTACGGGCGTATTCAACGGCAGCGGCTCGATTGGCGGCGGCGGCGGCGGTGTCGGCGTCGGCATAGGAGGCGGCGGCGGCGGTGTCGGCGTCGGCATAGGAGGCGGCGGCACGTTTCCCAGCATCACGCAGAGCGGACAGATCGGCGCCAATAACCCGTATCCGAAGGCCTGGAGCTTTCGCTTTAGGCGGGCTCTTAAGGGATGGAGCGGCGGCACGGCCTGGAATCCGACTCAAGCCGCGGTGATGCTCTCGAGCGGCGTCATCGGCATGAACCCGGCGCATATCGTCTATGAGGTGCTCACCAATCCAGATTGGGGCATGGGCTATCCGATCGCGGCGCTCGACGACGCCGCGTTTACGGCGTCCGCAGCGCAGCTCTTTAGCGAGGGTTTCGGCCTCTGCTTGCTGTGGAATCGCCAGGATTCGATCGACTCATTCCTGCAGACGATCATGAACTACACCGCCGGCGTGCTCGTCACATCGCCCGTGACCGGTCTGTTTCAGTACAAGCTGGTGCGCGGCGGCTACGATGTTTCGACGTTGCCGGTTTTCACGCAATCGGACGTGGTCGAGCTCACGGAGAAAGACGACTCGACGCTCACCGGCGCGGTCAATGAACTGTGGGTCAAATACTACGATCCGCTCGCAAAGCAAGAGCAGTCGATCGCGCTGCAGGCCTTGGGATCCATTCAAAGCCAGGGCGTAGTCGTCACCGATACGCGCACCTATACCGGGATCGCGACACAGGACCTCGCCGCTCGCGTGTGTCAGCGGGATCTGCAGGCGACCACGGTCCCCTTGAAGCGCCTGACAGCCAAATTCAAGCGCACGGCGTATCTGCTGACGCCTGGCGATGTGTTTGTCTTTTCGTTCCCGGCCGCGGGCATTGATCAGATGGTGATGCGGGTCGGCGAGATCGACACGGGCACTCTGCTCGACGGCTCAATCACCTTGTCGATCATGCAGGACATTTACTCTCTGCCGAGCGATACCTATGTCGCGCCGCAGGTCTCCGGCTGGATCCCGCCTAACAATCACCCGGTCGCGGCGGTCCTCTTTCAAGCCTATGAGGCGGATTTTCGAACGATCTACAAGATTCTCGGCGCGAGCACTGCAAACGCGCTGCCGCCGCTCGTCGGCTATGACGGGGTCCTTGTCGCGCGCCCCGACTCGCTCTGCCAAAACTATGCGCTTGCAACCGAGGTCGGCGGCGCCGCTTTCTTCGCACCCACGACGCCTGAGCAATTCTCCCCCGTCGGCGAGCTCGCGATCGGGATAGGACCCTTCGATACCTCGATGACGCTCGGCTCGATCATCGACGTCGCACATGCGCCGCTGCCCTGCGCGGCGCTCATTGTTGACGGCACGGCAAGCGAGATCGTCAATGTCACCGCGTTCAATCAGAGCACAGGCGTTGCGACTATCGCACGCGGCTGTGTAGATACCGTCTCGAGCGGGACGGCAGGCACGGGACACGCGGCGGCCTGCCAGGTGTTTTTCATCGACGGCTTTGTCGGATCCGACGGCGAGCAATACACTGTGAGCGAGGTCGTCCACAACAAGCCGCTACCGAATGCGCCGCTCGGGCAGCTCGACATATCGCTCGCGACCGATATCCCTGTGACGATCGCCGGCCGCGCGCTCCTGCCGTATCCGCCAGCGCTGCCGAAAATTAACGGCACGCGCTACGATCTATCGAGCGGCGCGACGGGCGCTTTTACCCTCTCCTGGATCGAGCGCAATCGCTTGACGCAGGCCAATTTGATGGTTGACCAAGGCATGGCCACCATGACGCCGGAGCCAGGGACGACCTATACCGTGCGCGTGTACTCCTCCAGCGCCGCGCTGCTGCAGACCATCAGCGGAATCACCGGGACCTCGCAACTGATCAATTCCGGCTCGAGCGACACGCTCACCTTGCAGCTCGAGGCGCAATGCCGCGGTCTCACGAGCCTAGAGCACTGGGTCATCCCGGTCGCCTTCACGAATAACTCGGTCGGCATCACCGACGAGAGCGGCGTACAGATCGATACCGAAACCAATGTGGATATTTTCAGCGAGTAACCTATGACGACAAAATTCTCCGGTTTCACCGCGGCCTCAGCTCCGGCGAGCGTTGACCAGGTCGTCGGCCTGCAGGGCGGCGCCAATGTACGCTGGACAATGGCGCAGCTCGCGGCGCTTTTCGGGGCGAGTTTCGCGGCCAATTTCGGCGACGGGACCAGCATCTCGTATGTCATCACGCACAACTTAGGAACGCGCGATGTCACCGTGACCGTGTACCGCAATTCCACGCCGTGGGACGAGGTGATGTGCGATGTGGCGCACACGAGCACCAACACCGTGACGCTCTCGGGATTCACGATCCCGCCCTCGGCGAATCAATTCCGCGTGAAGGTCAGCAGCTAATGCCGACGATCCTCTCCCGCCTACGAGGCCTAGTCGCGCCCTCTACGCCGGATCAACCGCTGCGCCTCGCGGACGCCGGCGGCGTGACTCCGGGCACGGGCGGCGGGGGGAGCCCGATCCTCATCGCGCGCAATATGCGCGATGTGCGCCGACAGACTCACCGCGGCGCCGGCGGACATTTAAATCCGACTGGCGTCGTCGCAGGAAGCTACCTGCTCTCGAACATCCAGGTGGGGGCGGACGGTCGCATTATCGCCGCCTCGAGCGGATCTGGGGGTGGGGGCGGGAGCGTCGTGAATCTCACGCCGGACACCCATCCGATCACGGCGCAATCGGTCAATGATGAGTTCGAGTTCGGCAGCTCCATCGACACGGCGGGCGCCAGGTTCGCCGGCGCGAGCGGCTGGACCGCTTTTAATATTACGGGCTACACCACCGCAATCCTCGCGGGCTCCATCCTGCTCACGAACGTGAGCGCACCAACTTCATTGGTCGGTGGCTACACTCAACCCATCTCAGGATCGACATGGGCCTATATAGCCAAATTCTCCCCGTCAGGCGGCTCGGCCGGCGGCGGGATATTCATCGCGACCGCCAGTGGTGCATCGGGAAAGATTAGCGCTCTGTTGATGAGCAGCGGCAGCGGCTTCGGTATTATCGTGCAGCACGAAACGAATGCCACCACGTTCAGCGCGAATGCCCTCACCTCGGCCACCTACGCCCCGGTGCTGAACGGGGTTGGCGCGGCCTACCCGTGGGTCTATCTGCAAATTTCTTTTGACGGGACCAACCTGCACTACAGCGTGAGTGCTAACGGGATTGCTTTTACCACGATGTTTTCTGAGACGCCGGCGGCCTTTATAGGCACTCCGACATTGATTGGATTTACGCAGGGAGGCCCGATCGGCTTCAGCACGGTATTGGACTGGTTCAGAAAAACGCTTTAACTCGGAGAAACAATCCCATGTCGAAACTGCTCAATATTGCGCCCGTCGTGCTCACCAATACCGCCGGCACGAATCTCCTTAACTGCGCGTTGGGCTCGCTCTCCGGTCCGATCGGCTTGACGCTCACCCAGCCGCGGGTGCGCATCACGGGGGCGAGTTTCATCAACGCTACCGGCTCGGCCGTTTCGGTCTCGCTGTTCAAGGGCGCGACCGGCGCGCACGCCGCGGGTACTGAAGTTTACGGCTCATCGCTGTCGATCCCGCCGAACGGCACATACATCGATTACACCGAGGTCATTCTCGACGCGGCGGATTTTCTCACCGGCTCCGGGCTCGGCGTCACAATCCGGTTCACCGGGGAGGTCGAATTCGTTTGATTGAGAAGCGCGGCAATGCGAGCAAACCAGGTGTCTTGCAGTATTGCCGCCGAACTTTCCCTTTCAACGCAATGAGGCGCTGCAATATGGAACAGGAAATCAAATCCGATTTGTCGAAGGTCGCGGCCGAGGCGAAGATCATCGAGCAGGACGTCACCGCTGCGAAGTCGTGGCTCTCGAAGAATTGGCACTACGCGATCGCGTTCACGGTCGGCGGACTATTTCTCGGCCTGTCGATCGGAATCAAGATCGCCAGCCACTTGCGCGGGTAGCTCTGTGAGCTCGCGCAACCTCGGTGATCTTCGGCCCGAGATCCGGCCTCAGGTCGATGCGTTCCTGTCCGCCTGCAAGGCCGCCGGCGTCGATGTATTGGTGACCTGCACTCTGCGATCAAATGAGGAGCAGGCGGCGCTGTATGCGAAGGGCCGCACGACAGCGCCAATCGGCCGCAGATACGTCGTCACCGATGCGCCCGCTGGGAAGTCAGCGCATAACTTCGGGCTCGCGATCGATATCGTGCCAATGGTCGGCGGTAAACCTGACTGGCAGGGCGCAGATCCTGTCTGGCAGCAGATCGGCAAGCTCGGCGCGGCCGCGGGGCTCGAATGGGCGGGCGAGCCTGGGTTCCCGTTCCCAGAGGAGCCGCACTTCCAACATCCGACGTGGCGATCGCTGGCGGGAATCTCATGATCGCCGCTCCCCTGATGTTGGAGCATTGCAAGCGCGTCGCCGGTTTCACGAAACTGAAAGCTAGGGTCGCGGCCGACTTTGCGAAAGCGAAAGCTCGATGGGCCTGGCGACATCGCACGAAGACCGCCGGCGGCCTGGCAATGGCGGCAGGATCGCTCGAGGGATTCATCACCTCGCACCCGGCGCTGGCCAAGAGCCTACCGGGGAGCGGGACGATGCTCATCGTTTTCGGCGGCGTTGTCACGGCGATCGGCGGCTATAACACGCTCGCCGATATCTTCGGATGGAAGGACGATCCGGCGCCGTGAGCAAGCTCTCCCGCTGGCCGCGCGTTTTTCAGGACCAGCTCGTCGAACCGGAAACCGACACCGACTTCCTTCTCGACGATTTCGACGAGACCATCGCGGCAGACATCGAGTCGACTCGCCGCGGAATGCGTGCGCTCAGCCCGGGCAGCATGCCATCGGCCGAATTCATGGCCATGCAAAACAAACTCGTCGACGGGCTGATCGAGGAGGTGAAGGAGCTGCGCCACGAGCTCGCTAAGGTCGTGCAGAGTTTGAATCGCAAGGCCTCAAAGAAGACGTTCGAGGACTTCTCTAAATCCATGAGAGAGGGAACAGACAAGAGATTGGATACCATCCGCAACTGGGCTTTGGCTCTGATTGCGGCCGGCGGTTTCGCAATGGCGCTGCTCAGGAAATAAGGGGGATGCAATTGGACGCACGACAGGCATTGATTTTAGTTTTCAGCTTCGGCGCGCTGTTCCTCGGGATACTGATCCTTTACGTCGCGGTGCGGATCCACCGCAAGGTGTCGGATCTGCACAGCAATGCGATCGAGGGCGTCCCGGCGGCCGATGCCAGCCTGATCAGAGGCGATATCGCCGCCATGCGTACGCACATGGCCAGCAATCACGATGAGATCGATGGGGAGCTGCGGCCGCTGGTCGCGGATACTAATTGGCTCGCCACCATGTTCGATCGGTTTTTAAAGTTCGAAAGCGATAAGCCGCCGCGGCCCGAGAAACGGCAGAAACCGATTCCGACCCTGGTCTCAGTCAAAAAGGATCCGCCGTCATGAGCGAACTGAAGCTTTACTTTGGTCTCGCCGGCGCCGCGATCGTGCTCGCCGCCTTTACCTGGTGGAGCGTGCATCGCGAGAACGTCGGCGAGCAGAAGATCATCAAGAAAGACGACGCAGCGCTCGCCGTGCGACATACCGAGGTCGTCGCGCAAACGGCCGCCAACATTGCCAAGGCCGACGCGGCCGATTCAGGAGCCGATCATGATCAGCAAGTTATTGATGCCTATCGCGCTGCTCACCCTCAGCAGCCTGTGCGGCTGTGCGTCTCAACGGGTAATAGCGTCCAGCGAAGCCCCACAAACCAAACCGCCAACGGCGGCACTCCGGGTCCCGGGCCCGGATCCGCTGCTGTTCGAGAGGTGCAAGACGGAGCTGCTCAACCTGGACCAGACATCGGCCCCGGGCTTGACGCCCTCGTGCAAGCAGCTGGACGAGTGGCGACTCTCTACCGTGACGAGCAGCTCCGGCAATGAGGCTGTGGTTTCGCCGCAAGCCAAAGCTCCCTGATATCCCGCCGTCGCCGTATCGGGTGCCGACGGTCGACATCAAGCCGCTGCAGCCGAAGGACCCGGATTACGTGGTCACCGAGACCGAGATGAGCCAAACCGGCATGTTTCGGATATTCCCCTGGCTCAAAAAGAAGGACGAGTCTTAAGGTCCCATGCCGCGCAAATCATTGATTTCTGGAGCTTATCGGGATCAGTAGATCTTGTCGTAGCGCGCCCCCGCTACCACAGAATCTACCTGTGCCCGTCATCAGCATGATTTCCCGGGCTGCCAGCGTGGCCCTGACGTGATGGATACCGGCGGGAACGCACGAAATCGGGCCGACGAGCTCCCTTAAGATGTCCCTGGCCGCCGGTACGTCCTCACCCTCCAGGACCTCCCGCATATTGAGCACCGTCGCCCGCCATTCGGCAGGAGAAGGCCTGGGTAAGGCGAAGTCCAGGTAGGTCACATTGGTCTCGGCCTTGCGCCTGGCGGCTTCGATAGACGGCGCGGCGACCTCAGGGGTCAAAATTCCGGCGTCCACGAGTCGCTGTAGCTCCTTCAGCTCCCGATTCGCCGGCGGCGGCGCGACGGCCGGCTGTTCCTCCTTCATGGCCTTCACGCCGAGCGCGATCGCGGCGTCGGACAGCAGCTCCTTGAAGACGGGATCGAGGATCATGTCCTCGGCGATGCGCATGGGGAAGGTGTGCGCATTGGCGCAGGCGTGGGCGCCTCCCTGGTGATGGGCGCCGCAGCGGTAGCGGCGCTGGCCGCCGCCGTAGATGACGAGCTTCGAGCCGCACACGCCGCATTCCAGCAGCCCTGAGAGCAGGTATCGCTGACCGCGGGTGTGCGCAGTGTGCGTCCGGAACCGCGCCTGCACCAGGTTCCACGTGGACCGATCTATGATCGCCGGACATTCCCGGACGATCCATTCCGACTCTGGCCGCTCGCGCCGTGCGCGAATGCCTGTGTCGGGATCCCTTGACCATTTCGATCGATTCCATACCTGACGGCCAATGTAGCGCTCATTGCGCAGCAGCGCGTGCAGCGTCGAGACGAGCCATTTACCGCGCGGGTTAGACCTGGCCTTCCAGCCGGCGCCCGGCGAGGGTATGCCGCGTTTATTGAAATCTGCGGCGATCTCTTTGAGCGAGTCGCCGGCGGCGAACCTCGCGAAGATCTCGACGACGTGCTCGACGTTGTCGTACGCCTTGCCGCCCGTCGGCTTGCCGTCGCGCGCCAGGAATTCGTGAGACGAGTGCGTGCGGTCGGCGATCATCGATCGCATCTCCTCGCTCATGATTCCCGACATGCCGGCCTGCATGCGCGCCGTGCGGCTATCCGAATCGAAGCCGTCCTGCACGCCGACGACGCGCACGTTTCGGTGGCGAAGCCTAGACAACATGGGCGCGAGATCCTGGCTGCGCGACAGACGCGAGAGATCCGAGATCAGCAGGACGTCGCCGGGCTGCAGCGCCTCGAGGGCCGCGAGGACTCCCGGGCGGTTGCCGACGGCGGCGCCGCTGATTCCCTTATCCGAGAACCGCTGGCCGACCTTGAGGCCGTGAGTCTTAGCGTAGGCTTCGCAGATTGCCCATTGATCGGTGACCGAGGACTCGGATTGCTTGTCCGTGCTGAATCTTCCGTAGAGCAGGGCGCGCATTTTTTAGTTTTGATCCCTCACCAAAGGCGGATTTTGGGGTGCAACGGGCGGCGAACGCAACTTTCGGCGAACCGCGGCCTTGGCGAGCAGTCTGATCAGGCGTTGCATGGCTGGACTGGGAACCGTCATCCCTAGGCTCCGGGCGGCTCGATCGTGCTCTTGATCGCCGCCTCGGCCTGCCTGATCCAGACGCGATTGACCCGGATCTCCTCGGCGACCTCGGCCGGCTCGATCAGCTTGGAATGATGGTTCATGTGGCTATGCTCGAGCTCGTCGGTCGTGCGGCCGATCTCCTCTATCGCGAATTCGAGTAGCAATTTCATTTCGTCAAAGTGATTGACTAGCGGACGGATAGGATACGTCTCTGCATACAGATTTCGAATCAGCGGCCACTCGCCGGGACTGAGACGCACTTTTGTGAAGTCAGGCCGATCGCTCATGGAAACATCCCGATCGCGCGGCCGGCGCGGCGCGACTTATAGGCTTCGCGCCGATGCATTGCATGGTCATAGCGCAAATGGCAACGCTGGCACCAGAAGCGCAGGTTATCGTCGGCGCAATTCTCGGGCGTGTGATCCAGGTGCGCGACGGTGCAAACGATACGTATGATTCGCAGCATCGCGTGATGCTCATCGAGCCGGCACCATGCCCATTGCCCAGGCGACGGCCATTGCGTAGACAAGCCGTCGTCACCGGTCGGCACGGCCGCGTACCAAGTTCCATCGCGCCGGCGCCCGCCGAGGGCGTGATTGCGCACACCACAGTCCTCGCATTTGTTGCCGGCGCGCTTGCGTATCCGGTCGCGGATCTGCGGCCAGTCCGGCGGATAGCGGTCCTTATTCTCTGGCTTGATCGGCATTTTGAAATGGACGGCTGTTCACGACTCGAACACCGGCGCGTAATCCTGCGGCCGCTTAAACGCCAGCGCCCCGTCCGGCATGCGCCAGGTGCTGGCGACCGCTGCAAGGCAATCGCGGGAGGCCTCGCCGTCATAAGCGTCCGGTTGCACGCGCAGCAGATATCGCTTCACCGTGCCGTCTGGCTCAGGGGTGGAGTTGAGCAGATCAATCATGATGATCGGCTCATCCGCGGGGACTTCTTTGCGAAGGAGTCGCGCGGTTCGAAGCCCTACGATGTAATGATCGGCGGGCAGCTCCTGGACAACGGTGGCGCCTGAATCGGTGAGGTAGCGCTTCGGGCCGTAGCGCTCGATCATGACGCGGCGAATTTCCGCATTCGATTCGCTTTCGATTTGCTTCACGGTGAGCGTTTGTGGCGCCTCGATTATTTGCCCATCCAGTCGCACGCCATGCCAGTGATAGAGCTTCCAGCCATCGCGCCACTCATGCGACGGGCCATCGGCACAGTGCGGACGGTTCTGATCGTCGACTTTCAAACGACACGGGAAATCCGAGACCATGCAGAACTCCTCGTGCATGATGCGAAATCCGCCGTTTAAGGTCGCTTGCTCCCAACAGGCGTACTTCTCAAATTCCGGAAGCTGCAGCCCTAAAATGTCTCGGCAGGCCGTGAGGTAGCAGTCGTACGAGGACCACATGTTTCCTCCCTGATACATCGAGTACCAGTTCTGAGCGCACTTGAGCCCGAATACGGCGTGCTCGCCCAGGATTTCGCGCGCCAATTGAGCGAAGCGCTCAGCGTCGGTCGCAGCGCGGGTCGCAGCGCCGGTCGCAGCGTCGGTCGCAGCGTCGGTCGCAGCGTAGGTCGCAGCGCGGGTCGCAGCGTAGGTCGCAGCGTCGGTCGCAGCGCGGGTCGCAGCGTCGGTCGCAGCGCCGGTCGCAGCGTCGGTCGCAGCGCGGGTCGCAGCGCGGGTCGCAGCGCGGTTTTTCCGCAGCCACCAAATGGCTGCAGAAAACCCGCCGGCCATTGCCATCACGAGCGGGCTTGAGACGATGATCACGCGCGGCTCTTTTAAGCCCGATACGCGATATAGCTCCTTAATCGCGGCGGTGAGCTTCGGCCGATCGCAAGAATCGGTGCGCATGGCATTGGAGATCCAGGACGAGGCGTGCTCGTCCATGCGCAGCTGCTCGGCTTGCGTGATTCCGCCCTTGGCGGATGTGGGGGTGCGGATGATTTTTGCCATGAGGATCAGTCCGCCACGCGACGCAGTTCAGCCGGGGTGTATTCGACCTGTTGCGGCAGCAGCCACTTGCCAGCGGGCACGCGAGCGGTTGAATGCTCCTCGTGCAGAAGATCCGAGGGCGCGGAGACATCGATGTAGCGTGCGCCGCCGGCGGCGACATAGAGCTTGATGTTCTGCGTTTGATCCAAAAACTCGAACCTGTGGTGATGCCCTGTCGCCTCACCCAATGCCAAGATCAATTTCTTTCCCTTGATCGGCTGCTCGATCGCGTCCTTCGGGATCGCCCGGACTGACACGAGGGCAACGTCGCCTTGTCTGATAATTCCCATTTGCAATTCTCCTGTTTAGAAACTAATCCGCTTCGATCAAATCGAGTATTTTCATGCTCATAGCTTTCCCGTAGATTTGAGCCGCTCCAGCACCTTGACCATGAGCACGACGTCGCCGCTCGCTATCGCCTGTTCGCCCATCGTGATATCTGCTTTCATCATCGCGATTGCAAAGGCGCCAGCGCCTCTCAGCATCGGATCCGAATAGGCAGGGATAGATTCGTCGCGGATGCGGTTGCATTCGGCTTGGATGCCTTCGATCAGGTTCATGGCATCACGTACCTGGTCAGAGCGACGACGCCTGACATCGGATATTCGATCGCGCCGAGCGTCTTCAGCTGCGACAGATTCTTTTCAAACCCCGAGCTGCTCTCGGAAACATCCGCTACCTGCGCGATCGCGCCGCGCGACATTGCGGTGGGATGCAGGTCGATCAGCGCGCGCAGGATCTTCGCTTTCGGTTCATTGACGATCGCGAGCCAGAAATCCGCCGGTGGCGTGCCATCATCGAACGGCGCCGCGGCCGAGGCCTCGCCCTCATGAGTGAATGCGACATCGCCCTGGCGCGGGTATTCGATCATTCCCATCGTTTTGAGCGTGCTCAAGTTTTTCTCGTAGCCGCTGCTCGAGGGGCTGACCTTGCAAAACGCTGCAAGCGTAGCCCGCGAGGCCGGATAGATATCGCGGTCTTTCAGTATCGCGAGCTGATCGAGGATCACTTGCTGCGGACGGCTGATGCGCGCGTCGCCGTTGTGTGGGGTTTTTACCGGGGTTATTACCCGGGTCTTTACCGGGTAATTACCTGGTTTCGGTGCCGCGCTGTGTGGGACTTTAGCGGGGGCTGCGGCCGAGATCTTGAACACGGGCGGGCGCGGCATTCCCTTTGACCAGGATTCTAGCGATCCGTAATAGACCTCCAGCTGATCGACGATGCTCTGCTGCCCCTCCTTGAAGCCTTCCTCGTGAGATTGGACGACGTCCGCTTTCCATTGCTTCGAATCAATCTCGGCCGCCGCCGGCGTCGCCTTGATCTGCCGCTGCAGCTCCGCGATCTGTTTCTTAAGAGCCGCTGGATCATTGGCCTCGGCCGTTTTGACCGCATCGCCGATAATCGCGCGCAGCTTCTCCGGGTCCACCGCGGCGGTCTTGACCTCGCCGATCGCCGCGTCCCCGGTGGGGGTGGCCGAATTATCGTAAGTGTGGATCCGCGGGAACTTGACGAGCTCGAAGATCTTCTCCTCGCCGCTGCATAGCCAGCCGGATCCGGTCGGGATCGAGGAGAGCGAGCTCGCAACCTTCTCGGTCGTCGCCTTATCCGTGTTCGCTTTCAGCCACTTGACGACCGGCTCCTGGTCGGCCGGCGCCGACATGCGATGCGCGATCATCGTCTCGCAGGATCCGAGCAATGCGTTGTGCAGCGCCTGCGTGCGCTGCGTGACCAGGATCAGCCGGATCCCTTTCGAGCGGCCGGCCGTGGCGATTGTCTTCGCCCAATGGATTGACATGTTTTCCGAGCCGATGCCCGATCGCTCTTTCGGCGCGAATAGATGCGCCTCCTCAATGACGAGGTAAACGACGCCGCGCATCTTGCGGATCAGCGTCGGCGCGAAGTCGACGAAGAATTTAGCCTGCCCGCCCGGCTCAAAATCCGCCATGTCGATGATCGAGAGCGGCAGAGCGCCACTTGCGACGATCTCACCAATAGCTTTGCCGGATGAGCTGTGCAGCGGCACGTGGCCGCGGGGACCGCCCAAGATCTGAAAGGGAAGGCCTGCGCGCTTGCCGTCCGCGCTCGAGGTTAAGCCCCACCAGTCGGATTTGATGGGATCGAGCACGCACACGCGCGCCTCTCGAGCGACGACCTGCTCGACCATGAGCTTCGCGGTCGAGGTCTTGCCGGATCCGGTCTTGCCGAGCACGGCCGTGTGCTGTAGTAGCACACCCTGCGGAAACTTAAAGCTCACAGATAATCTCCGCAGCGCCGACAGCGCGTGACCACGTATTTCCCGGGCCGGTGGCCGAACAGCCAGCAGAACAGCCTTTTCATGTTGTTAATTTCCTATGCAGCGCGACGACACGCTTTTCATTGCGCGCGGTGATCAATCCCTTCTTAAGCTGGATCGCGCGCGTCTTATAGCCCAGCTTTGCGGCCAGCGCTGATTTCGTGAAGCCTTCGTCGACCAGTTGGCGTATCAGCCGCAGCGCCTTTCTCGCCGGCACGAAGGAGCGGTCCGCGCGCTGATCGAGACCTACACTTAAGATCTTGCGCTCGGTCCTCGCGCGGATCCGCAAGCGATCGCCGTTCTTGATTTCGCGGATCATGGATCGCGCGATATCGGTCGCGGCGACCACCGACCATTGGCCGACGCCGGCGCGAGAGAGTTTAAAAAGGTGGGCCCGCGCCGGCCCGGCATCCACGATGCCATTCCAATCGCCGGCGAGGCGCGCAGCCTGGCGAATTCGTTCATAGTCGCTATTCGATCGGCGGCACTTGAAGCATTTGCAGCCCGCCATGTAGCGCAGGTGATGCCCGTGCGGGCGCGATGAGCCGAGCTCGGATATGGGACGCAGGCCTCGAGCAGCCGGGTTCATCGCGGACCCGCGGGCATATCCGCCCAGTGAGTGACTTCCGGCCGCTCATCGCCATACTCGACCGCGTCGACGCCGAACCAGTAAACGCCGTCATAAAATCCGAGCCAGACAGGTTCATCCATGCCTGGCGCGAAGACGAGGACCGCCGTATCAGCGTCCGGCAGCTCCTCGGCAACAGCGATCCAGTTGATCGATTCGATGCTCACGCCTGCTTGACCTCATTCTCTTTGCGGATCGCAACTTCCTCGCGATCGACGACGACATCCCTCGGCGCTTTGACGCCGATGCGGACCTGGCTCGCATTGATCGCCATGACGGTGATCTCGACGTCCTTGCCAATCCGGATCGTCTCGCCGGCGCGCCTGGTGAGAATCAACATAGGAAACCTCCTTGGTTTTTAAGCCCGCAATGCCTTTGCGAGATAGGGATCGACGTCAGGCTGACTGAGCAGCCAGCGCTTGTAATCTGGCGGCACATCGCCGAGCGGCACGCCCTTGTGCTTGCCGAACGGCATGACCTTCGGGATCCGAGCGCTCTCGGAGATCTCCCAAAGCTCAGACCAGGTCGCACCTCGCGGCAGCAGCTTGATCTGGATCTCGGGCAACAGGACGTCGAAGATCATCCGGATATCGGACACGGCCGAGTGCGCGCCCTTGACCATGTCGCGCGCGGCGCGCTTGTCGATCATCAGGTGATAGACCATCGCGCCCAAGGAATGTGAGTCAGCGGCCGGCCAAAGCGATCGCGCGAGGGCGAGCGTGCAGATGCGCTTTACATTCGGTTTCCCGAGCATTCGCCAATCGAAATCGACGTTATGGCCGACGATGTACTCGATGCCTAAGGCCGCCGGATCCCATCCGATGAACGGCGGGAAGCCCTGCAGGTCCTCCTCGATGATGTGATGGGTCGCCATGGCGCCCAAGCTGATCGGGCGATCGCAGGAATAGCGATAGGCGAAGTGATTCAATTCGCTGAAATCATCGAGCGGCCGAGGCGCCTCGAGCAGCTGCGTATGCGCCAACTCGATGATCTTGTCTTCGTCACCCGTGCCGGTCGTTTCGGTGTCGAGAATGACGGCGCTCATGTGCGCCCGCTCGCCAGGATCTTGCGGCTCGTCACCTTGAGACCGGCTCCTACGACACCGACCGCCTCCTTCTTCAGCGACTTGACGACGGCGCCGATCTTCACCAGATCCGGCGTCATGAATGAGGCATTGATTTTCGTCGCATCGAGGATCTCGAATTCGTAGTGATCGCGAAACTGCGTACCGGCGACGCTTGCAACCTGCGCTTGCGCGATCGGAGCGACGACGGACGAGGCGCGTGTCTCGAAGGTCTCGGCCTTGGCTTCTGCCTTCTCCTCGACGCGCACTGCTCTGGCGGACAGCTTCGCCGCTTCCGCGGCCCTGCCGGCGGCAGCGGCCGCTTCGGCGTCTTTGCGCAGCTGCTCGGCCTCCGCATCCGCCTTGCGCTTAGCCTCATCGGCGATCGCCTGCAGGCGCTTGCGCTCATCCTCAGCGATCTTATCGAGCCTGGCCTGCTCGATTTTTCGCAATCTGTCCTGCTCCGCATCCCACGCGATGACCTTCGCATCCAATAGATCGCGAGCCTGCGTGAATTGGGAGATGGGCCCGGCGAACAGCTCCATGACCTCGCGCTTGCTCTCATCGATTTTTCGCGTGATCTTGAGGCGCCGCTCGTTTAAATCCTTGATCCTGGAATTAAGCCGCGCGCGCGCCTCCTGGCCCTTCGCCGAGTCCGACGCATTGGTGACGGCGAACTGAGTCGCATATTCGACCGCGGTCATCGCCTCGCGCGCGTCGTGCTGCACAAGATCCTTCGGCTCCGCCGCTGGCTCAGGCTGCGGCGCCGGCTTCTGTTTCGCTGACATTGATAATTTCCCTGTGATTGAAGCGATGAACGTTCAGGTAACTGACGAAATACGACCAGTCCGACGCCTCCTCGCATTTGATTAACTTGTAGGTGTTGCGCTTGAGCTGCAGGCACAGGCGGCGCTTCGGCTTCTCATCGCACGCCTCGCGATACGCCGCTGTCTGCAACCCAACCGCGCGCGGCACGGCGCCGCTTTTTAAGTCCAGCAACCAGGTCGAGCCCTTCCACGTGCCGCGCTTATCGAGCGTGCCGGCGTAGCGCTGCCGGGCGTTGTAGATCTGCTGCTCCGAGTGCGTCACGACGAAGCCCGTCTCGCTTAAAAAGAGCTTGTAGGCGTTCAGATGCGGCACCAGCATGATGTCGAGATTCTCCTCATCGAGAATCCCGCGATCGAACAGGTCCGTCGCCGCGTGCACGTGCTGGCCGAACCGGCGCGCGCGCTCGAGCAGCTCCGGATCCACGCGATCGAAGTTATCGATCGCGTGAAGCACCTGAGTGACGCTCGGAACCACGCGCCCGCCATAGCGATACGTATGAGTCTCGACGTCGAAGGACAGCGAGGCCTTAGGCATTTAGCCCGCGCTCGCCTCGTCGATGACCACCATCGCGGCCTCGTAACTCGCGACAGGGAGCTCCTCGAGGCTGTTGACCTCAAACCTCGCCAGCAACAGGCTCAGCGCGACGCCTTCCTCCTTGAGCTTGTCGGCGAGCATCGTCGCCTGGTCGAGCGTTATCCGATCGACTGGCGGATCCGCGGCCGGGATCTGCTTTGCTTGCGGTGCCCGCGTCTCGGGTTTGCCAGCAGCGCCGCGCGGCGTGACGTCGATCGCATTCGCATATACGCGCTCCGCATCGTCCGGGTCATAGACGCCGGCGTAGCCGAAAGCGATGCGCCCGCACTGGATGATCGCCTTGTGGCGCGTCATGCGCTTGGGCATCTCGTTCCACGGGTTCGTGTCGCGATAGCACTCCTTCAAGTACTCACGAACCACCGTGGGGCGGCTTCGATCCTTTCGCTTGATCTCGACTTCGACGAAATACTCGTCATGATCAGTGCCATCCGGAGCGGTGCGAATCTCCATGTAATCGAACTCGGGGCGCAGATTGATCAGGCGCACCCACCCATCGAAACCGATGATCGGCACAATCCCATTCTCGGACGGGAAGGCGTAGATCTCGCGCGTGAACGGGTTGAGCCCGTATTCCTTGGCAATCACCAGCAGCGCCATCATCTGCTCATTGCTGACGACCTTCGCCTCGCCGCCGCCCTTCGGCGGGCGCTGCTTGAAGGCGGTCTGCTTCAAGGTCTCGAGCATCTTGTCCGCATCGATGCTGTATTTCGCGGCGAACTGTGCGACCAGGCCCGTTGAGCGGCCGACATCGACCGTCGCGACCTGCGTGCCCGTAGGATCTCGCGGCGCGAGCTCCGTTGATTTCTTCTGCTGTGTTGCCATTGATTTACCCTTCGTTTATCGACTTTTTAAGATTTCTTCGCGCCGGCCGGGCGCAGATCTGTCATCGAATATCGGCGCAATGCGGCCTCGCGGCGCTTCGCCTCGCTCTCGACCGCGCGCGCATGGCTCATCACTTGGTGCGCATCCCATTTGGCGATCGCCCAACGCGAGCCAGCCATGACGGCCCAAAAGCCTAAAGTCGCGGCTACGAGTAGCGCGGCGCCTAGGAAGACGTTTTGCATTCTGAGATCTCCAGTTCCTTGAGGGTTTGTCGAACGCGGGCGCGAAACTGCGTGGCGCGAAGTTTTGATTCGAGCGATGTACTGTCAGGATCCAGATCAGCCGAGAGCGTCAGGCGCGCATCGATATGGCGCAGCTCAGTGGTGAGCTCAGCGACCGCCGCGTCGAGCTTCGGCGTGCTCATAGCGGCACCCCGCGCGCGAGGTAAAGTAGGACCGCGAAGGCCGCGAGCACGATGAGGATTGCGACGATTCGCAGAATGAGCCTCACGGGCGCACCCCCGCATACATCCAGCGATCGCCGTGCTGGCCGGCTTCCGAGATCTGCTCCTCGAGAGCGGCGGCCGCGCGCACGATTCCATAGGCGCGCTCGGTGCGAACTTCCTTGGCTAGGTGCGGCGGAGTGCTCTGTAGTGCATCTTCGAAACACAAGTGACGCGCGAGCCAGTGCAAGGCGTGAGCCTGCTCGCGGGTAAGCGAAACCTTGATGAGCGCGCTCATGGCTGCGTGCCCGGATCGATGTCGACCGAGACCACCTGGCCGCGGCGGTACTCGGTGATGCGAGAGCCCACGAATGGATCGTTCTCGGTACCGCTGCCCGACATCGGTTCGTCGATGACGTAGTGGCGCGTGGCGTGACGCAGTTTGCGGCGCGCGCGATACGCAGCGCTGCGAATTCGGCGCCGGCTCATGAGCGCACCTTGACGATCTTGATTGCGGCGTCTTTGATCGACGCGAGACGGAAGCCGCGCAGCGTCTCTTTGCTGACGATCGCGCGCAGCGGCGTGGTGCCGTTGAACCAGGTAATGGTGACTTGGTACATGGGCGCTTACTCCGCCTGGGGCATGAGGAAGGCGAGGCCGCCAGCGAGAGAAGCGCGGCGTGCGATGTCGGCGACGAGCTCGGCCTCGTAGTTCTGCTCACGCGCGTCGTCGGAGCGAACCTTCAGGCGAAGTGGCGTGATAGTGGTGGTTATAGACATCCTGACCTCCGTTTCAGTGGAGGCGAGAACGCGGGCGCAGGCGCTCATATCGTCGGCGCGCTGAGTGAGTCGATAAGGCCATCGGCGACGATCACCGCGAACTGCGCCGCATCCTGCTTCGGAATGCCATCGGCGACTAAGCCGGCGAGCGCCGCGGCCGCGAAATACTCGCGCTTTGTCAGTCCGCCAGATGCCCCGGGTTGTGTGGGAAAAGCCTGTTCGTTGCCATCCATTTTGCCTGTCTCCGGAATCGCTTAGGAGACGGCAAGGTATAGCATGCTTTACTAAGTGTCAATCATGCTATACCAACAATGGTATATAAACATCGACGCGCCCGGTCGGGCGCCCCTGTTTAGGGTGGCTGGCGAAAGGTTCTGAGAGCAGAGGGAAGAGCGAATGGGAATCAAAGCGAGAATTTTTTCTATCGAGAATGTGACGTTTGTCAATTTTCCGACTGCGCACCCCTACCTGAAGAGGGTGGCCGTCCGGCGCCGTCACGCGGAGAGCCGAATACCACGTAATGAGGGCGCGCGCCCAATACATCGCAGAGCATCAAAAACGTCGTTAATTTGACGTTTTGACTCTCGCTATTTTCCCAATGTGAGACGGCGGCTTTCGTAACGCCGAGCTTGTCGGCAAGTTCGAGTTGAGACCAGCCCTTGGCATTGCGCAGGTTGCGTATGCGATCGCCCATTGTTTCGGTGATGGGGTCCATGATGGGTTTAGCATAGGGGCTAACCCGTATAGCATGATTGACATGCCGGGTTAGCATGCTATACCCTGCGCGGCATGCTCAAATCCGACGTAATTGCATATTTTGGGAGTGCGGCCGAAGCGGGGCGCCAGCTCGGCATCACGCGCGCCGCGGTTTCCAACTGGCCTGACCTCGTCCCTCGAGGATCCGCTTACCAGGTCGAAGTCGTCACGGGCGGTAAGCTCAAAGTTGATCCGGCCCACTACGATAAAAAAAACTCTGACGCTGACGGCGTCAATTCTTTGACGGCTGCATAAGTGCACGCTGTACATTTTTCATTCTTCATCAGCGTCCTATGACCATTGCGCGGACTTTGCCTGCATCGGGTTGCCCCATGCAGCAAATGCGACTTATTGACGCTAAGACAACATATTCGGCAATTGTTTGTAAAAAGTTCAGAGGCGGCGCGTTGAGTTTCGCGGCCGCCTGATGAGATCGCGCAATTTAAAGCCGTCGATCTTCACCAATGAGCTGCTCGCCGTGGCAGATCCGTTGTTCACCGTCATATTCGAGGGGCTTTGGTGTGCGGCCGACAGGGAAGGGCGCCTCGAGGATCGACCCGCGAAGATCCATATGGCGATCAATCCGGGCCGCGCCTTTGAAGGCACAGAACGATCACTTGGATGGCTGTCCGAGAATAAATTCATCCTGCGTTACACGCTCGACGGCGTCGCCTACATCCAGGTCCTAATGTTCTGGAAACACCAGAACCCGCACTTCAAAGAAGCCCCATCAGTAATACCAAAAGCCCCAGGCTTTTCACCGACAGATGAGGGTAAAGCCTCGGGCTTTTCTCCAATGGATGACAACAAAGCCCTGGGCGAGCCTGAGGCTAGCACCAACCTAGGTAGGTGCTCACCCCCCAACGGTAGAGACAAAGCCCGGCTGATTCCTGATTCCGGATCCCTGATTCCCTCTTCTCTGATTCCTGATTCCGGATCCCTGATCCCTGATCCCCCATTCACTGCACCGGCGGCGCAGAACGGGCATGCGGTCGAATCTGAGAAAGAAATTCGGACTCGAATCGACTCGATCAAGGCCGTGTTCCCGAAGGCGGCCCGCCAGGATTGGGTAACGGCCGAGAAGCTGATCCGCAATCTCGTGACCCAGGGCACCACATGGGAAACCATCATCGACGGAGTTGAGCGCTACGCTCGGCTGTGCACGGCGACAAACCGCCAGGCGCAAAACCCTGGATTCTGGTTCGGCGCGATAGATCAACCATGGCTGCAGGAATGGGCTATCCACGCAGGAAAGGCTGCCGCTAAGACGTACCACCGAAAAACCGCGGATGAACTCGAAGCTGAGGAGGCGGCGCGCGATGCTCAGCACTGATCGAGAGCAATTCGAGGCGCAGCTCGCGGCGCTGTGCGCGGGATTCAACGTGCCGGCCACGAAAGAACGCCAGGAGGCCTATTGGACGGGTCTCTCGAAAATGTCGCTGCCGCAGTTCGGTCGCGCCGTAGAGAGCGCGCTCGGCGAGGACGGACCGGAGAAATTCCCGACGACTGGCCTCATGTGGAAGCTCTACAAGCAGGCCAAGAGTCAATCGCAGACGATTAAGCAAAACGTTCCGCAGACCGAGGAACATGATCACTTGTTGTTTTTCGCGAATCGCATGTTCATGCGCCATTTACACAATCGCCAAGGACTCGGATCAACCGGGAGATTTATTCCGGCTCACGGAATGGTTGACTGCAAGGCATCAAGCGAATTACTCGCCGCGCGCAAAGTCGTGCGCGAACTAGTGGATTACTTCTCTGGCCCGATCTGCGAGGGCGATGAGGACGCTACGCCAGCGGAATTCGTGGCGCAATTGATTGTGGCTCTCGATAAAGTATCCAGGATCGACAGCAAAACCTTGCGCGGATGGGGGGAAATGTCCGGCCATGCCGACGCGAAGAAGCCGTTTGAGCGGTATATGGGGCGGCCGTTGCCTGAGAAATATGATCGCGCTGGCCAGTTGATGCTCGCATGATCAGCACTCAATTCGCCGACAAGGACATCGAACTGCAGTTCGTCCGCGAGTTCTCGGTCGCCGGCAACAATATCGGCACGTGCTTGAGTTCCGAGGATCGGCGCGAGCGGATCCGCATCGCAATTTTCTCAGCCAACCTGCAGGACAAAATATTTCGCGACAGCGGTATGACCTACGCAACCGCGTATCGCCAGTGCTATGGCAAGCCGCTCGACATGCGTCGGCATCCGAGGCCCGCCCCATGATCGAGCGAGGCTTTCATGACTTCGACGTCGAGGCCTTCTTCGTCACGAGGCTTGCGCAACACGGCACCAGCATCACGATCGGGCGCACCGATCCGAAGATTCGAAAAGATCGGATCCGCAAAGCGATTCTCGATAACAAACGAGAATTTACAATCATTGGCCAATTCGCGGGCAGCAAAAAGGCCGAGACCTACCAGCAATTATTCGAGCGCCACTACGGCGAGCCGCTTTCACTGACAGCGAAAACTCAAAAAGGATAAAAATATGCTCAATTTACCGAAGAAAAACGTAACTCTCGCGACGCACATCAATGGTCGCACGCAAAAGCACGGCGAGGAGCATGTGCCGTACATCGATTTGAAATTAACGACGCTGCTCACCGCCAAGCAGACGATCGCCCTCACCGGTGAGTCTCACATCACGGATGCGTGGTTCAAAACGGAAGGCGGGGAGCTCGCGGATCCATTGCTCAAGGATTGGGCGCCGTATCGCAAGAACGGCAAGTTCAAGGATTCGCTCTGCGCCTTTACCGTTGGCGTGAATGCCAAGAAAATCGACATGGGCAATTGCACGATCAAATCCTGCACCTTTCAGCCGCAGGATCGCGGATCCACGCTGCTCACCTGCACCGTGCAGGCGCAGGCGACGAGCAAATCGATTGAGATCCTGCTTTGGATGGGCCATCAAATCGAGGGAAAGCTGCAGTTCGGGGAAATGGAGGTCGATGAGAATCAGCAGGATTTGGGCCTCGAGACACCGAGGGATGACGAGGCCGGCGATGATGACGACGGTGACGATTCAGACACCGCGGCGGAGTAGCAATGTCCGCCGCAATCTTGCGCATCGTCGTGTACGGCTCGCCGGCGCCGCAAGGATCAAAGAAATTCGTCGGTATGATCAACGGTCACGGCATGCTGGTCGAATCATCGAAGAAGGTGAAACCGTGGCGCCAGGACGTGGTCGCCGCTGCGATCAAAGCTCGCGAGGCTTCGGGCAATCCGGCGCCGCTCGATTGTGCGCTCTCGGTGCGCATGATCTTCACCGTGCCGAAACCAAAATCGGCACCGAAGCGAAAGCGCATCCACGCTATGCGAAAGCCCGATGTCTCAAAGCTCGCCCGCAGCACCGAAGATGCGCTCACCACGGCTGGCATCTGGACTGACGATTCGCGCGTGGTGCAATACGAGCGGCTCGCGAAAGTGTTTCCCCGTGAGGATGACGAGGCGCTGGAGAGCAGCGGCGTCGTAATTGAGATCAGATCAATCGTTTGAAGGAGAAAAAATCATGAGCTTCAGTTTCCTTGTGTTGATTCTGGCGCTGATATTTGCCGCTCTTGCATGCGTGCCATGGGGCAACCCATCACGTCCGTGGACGCCATACTTTTGGCCGCTGTCGTGGTTTTGCTTCGTGCTCGCGGCGGTGCTCACCCATGGCGGCATCAATTGGCGTGGATAAGAAACTCGAAATGTCGGACGAGGAATACAACGGCAGCGACGATGGCAGTTGGCTAGGGTTTTGGATCGTCATCGGGATCATCGTCGCTATCGTTTTGGCCGCGATGTACGGCTATTCGCAATATACGTCCGTACTGCAGTGATCCGGATCTCGCCCAACGGTAAGCGCATGCGGACGCAAATCGTTGCGCGAGATCTTCCCCGTGTGACGCGACGCCCACTTCCAGCGCATCCGAAGCGCGAGAAACTCAAATGGTGGCTTAATCGGCTCTTGTGGGTTTTCACCCTTTGCACGATCACGGGGCAGTGAATGCAAGTCAACATCAAGGTCGATACATCGCTGCTCGAAAAGAATATGAAACGCTACGCGAAGAATCTGGCGTTTTCGACAGCTCAAGCCTTGAACGATGCGGCAAAGGAAGCTCAAAAGCGGATCCGCGAAAACTTACGCGCGAGATTCCATATCCGAGAAGCCGCATTCATGGATCGCACGATCAAGATCTTTGCCTTTGCCAATGCTCGAGCGAATCGGCCATATGCCGAACTTGGCGTCGACAACAAGAAGCGATTGCTGCTGTCGATCTTCGAAGAAGGCGGCGCGCGATTGCCGTTTGTCGGCAAGAACTTGGCTGTGCCAATCACCGGTCAAGCTGCACGCCCTGGCATTGGCGATAGCGTGAGGTCTGATTACACTTTCAGCGCATTGAACTTTCGTAAATCTGCAATCACCACTCAAGGACGTCGCATCCTTGCAGCGCGCAAGCATGCGGGCATTCGCAAACGCAAGCTCGCGGGTCAATACCTCATCTGGCAGGGGGATAAGCGCACCTTCATTCTGCCGCAGACACGTCGAGCACCCTTGGGTGGTGTATTTCAGCGCGTGGGACCCGGCAAAGACGATATCCGGATGATCTATTCGTTCAAATCGAATGTGCGATTGCGGGCCGCACTCGATTTCGTTTCAACCAGCCAGCAGGCATTCAGCGACGTATTCCAAGAATCGTTCTATCGTCGCTTTTATCGATTGAACGCCTAGAGCGATGGTCCACGATGCGCGAGCTTTTCAAGTACTGCTTTTCGATCCGCAGAGCTTTTAAGCGAATCCACAATCACCAGACCGGAATTGACGCTGCTCGGTGCGCTGTCGTAGGAAACGACTATCTCGCCGAAATCCCATGCAGCCCTCACGGATTGATATTTCGCACCGAACGCATTTTGCAGCGATGGTTGATCTGCGCTTGTCGGCTTGCCGAACTTATCAGACAACGCTTGCATATCGCTTTGCTGCGACTGTATGCCTCGCGTGTTGAAGCTAACGCCTTCCAACGTGCCGTTCATGATCTTAGCCATCGCGAAGAACGGAGCGCCGAGAAGTCTTGGCGCCCCCATCGTCGGCCATTTGATCAGCACAGTGTCGTTTGTAATTGCGGTGTTCTTTCCAGCACCAACATCGCCAATCAGCTCGTAGCACATCGCTTTCTGTGCGCCACTGTACATACCAACGGTCTTGGTGATGTGTGTGTATGGACACTCTGGCACAGCGAATGGTTGCTGCAATTGCATCTCAAAGACAGTGAGATCTGCAGCTGATGCTGTGTATCCAGTCATCATGATCAGCGCTGCTATTGCCGTGTGTGTGTACCGCATTGCATTCACTCCTTGTGTTGCTTGGGTATATACATACAACCACATTGCATCATCGATAGCCGCGCCAGCTGGTAAATCTTCGATCCGCATCACACTGCGGGTCCTCCCTAGGGGGTCATGCGCTGCGGGTGACGGCGGCCCCGGTTTTCGTCCAGATTCAACTTTTTGAAAAAGGTGAACAAAACAGGTGCATTGATCTCGATGCGCGAATATTCCCGCCGGCGCGGCGTTGCTGTCTCGGCTGTTTCGAAAGCGGTCAAATCCAAGCGGATTACGCTGGTGCGCGGCAAGATCGACCCGATCAAAGCGAACAAGCAATGGGACGCCAATACGCAGCCAGGGCAAAGGGCGGTTAACACCAGGCGCAAGGCACCCTCCGCGGCGCCGCCGCCGGCCGCCGCGGACCCGGGCCAGACCCGGGATACACCCGATCAGCAGCCGAATTCCTATGCGACCGCGCGAGCTCGTCGGGAAGAAACGCTCGCCAACATGGCGCAAATGGACTTCGATGTGAAAATGGGCGTCCTGGTCAACGCGGCCGAGATCCGCGAGAAGATTTCGAAGCTGCACACGGAAGCGAAGACCCGGCTCCTGGGCGTGGCGAGCAAGTGCAAGGCCCGGCTGCCGCAGCTCTCGGCGATCGACGTCTCGATAATTGAGGATTTGATCCGCGAGGCCTTGGGAGAGATAGCCAGTGGCAGCGGCTGACGAGCTCGTCGCCGAGATGCGCGCGGTCTTCCGGCCGCCGCGGCGGATGCTGCTCTCGGAGTGGTCTGACGAGTATGCGTTCCTGTCGGCTGAATCGAGCGCGGATCCGGGGCGCTGGAAGACTCTCCCGTATCAGATCGGAATCATGGATGCCTTTGTGGATCCAGCGCTCGAGCAGATCACGGTGATGAAATCCGCGCGCGTCGGCTACACGAAGATCATCAATAACGCGATCGGGTATCACATTCACCAGGATCCGTGCCCGATGATGGTCGTGCAGCCAACAGTTGAGGACGCGGAAGGGTACAGCAAGGAAGAGATCGCACCGATGATTCGCGACACGCCGGTGCTGCACGGCCTGGTCTCGGAATCGAAATCGAAGGACGGCGGCAACACGATTCTGCAAAAGCAGTTCGCCGGCGGCACGCTTAACTTCGTCGGCGCGAATTCCGGCCGCGGCTTCCGTCGTGTGTCGCGTCGAATCGTTTTCTTCGATGAGATCGACGGGTATCCAGCGAGCATCGGCGCGGAGGGCGACCCTATCAAGCTCGGCATTCGGCGCACCGAATACTACTGGAATCGAAAGATCATCGCCGGATCCACGCCGACGATTAAGGATCTGTCGAAAATCGAGCGACTGTTTTTGCAGAGCGATCAGCGGCGCTTTTTCGTGCCGTGCCCGCATTGCGGTGAGTTTCAATATTTGAAGTTCGGCGGCCGAGATAAACCATTCGGTCTGAAATGGCCGGAAGGGGACCCGGCCGCGGCATATTACGTTTGCGAGGTTACCGGCTGCCGCATCGAGCACGCGCTCAAGCGCGATATGATCGGCCGCGGCGACTGGCAAGCCACTGCAGTCGGAGCGCCGCGGCACGCGGGCTTTCACATTTGGGCGGCCTACTCGTATTCGCCTAACGCCACATGGGGACACATCGCATCGGAGTTTGTGGCTTCGGTGAAGGATCCGGAGGAGCTCAAGACCTTCGTCAACACCGCGCTCGGTGAGACCTGGGAGGAGAAAAGCGATTCACTGGATTCGAGTAACCTTAAAAGTCGAGTCGAGCAATATCCGGCTGAAGTTCCTCACGGGGTCGGCCTTCTGGTGGGCTCCGTCGACGTGCAGGGCGATCGCCTCGAGTGGAAGTGCAAAGGCTACGGCGATCGCGAAGAGTCCTGGCTGATCGCCACGGGGCAGGTCTACGGCGACCCTTCGAAGGAGCAAACCTGGCTCGATCTCGACAAGGACCTGCAGCAAGTATGGGCGCACGAGAGCGGCCGCGTCATGCCGATGCGCTGTGTCGCTGTGGACTCCGGCGGCCTGCACACCGACCACGTTTACAAATTCTGCAAGGTGCGCGAGGACCGAAAAGTCGGCGGACTCTCGCAGCACGTGTATGCGATCAAGGGCGTCGGGGGAGCCGGCCGGGAGATGGTCTCGAAGCCGACGCGAAACAATCGCTACAAGACTCAGCTCTGGCCGCTGGGCGTGGATACGATCAAGGACACGGTTTTCGCGCGCCTGCACATCATCGACAAGGGCCCGGGCTTCATGCATCTGCCGGTATGGATCGACGATGACTACCTCGAGCAGCTCACCGCCGAGAAAGCGGTCAAGCGCTACAAGAAGGGCGCGGGCACGGTGCGCGAGTACATCAAGATCCGCGAACGCAATGAGGCGCTTGACCTTGAGGTGTATGCACTCGCGGCGCTTCACATGCTCGGCCGCGCGACGGTGCAACGCCTGCCGATCTACGCGGCCGAGATGAGCCTGCCGATCTTGGAACCCAAGCCGCCGCCGCCCTTCGGCGAGCCGCAGTCGCTTCAGATCCAAACGCCCGGGCCAAAGCTGCAGTCGCCGTTTCGGTATGGCAAGGGGTGGGTGAACAGCTGGAAAAAGTGAGCCCGAAATCGAGGACTTGTCCACAGTTCCTGTTCTTAAGCTGTGGATAACTCTTGCAATTCGGGGGATAACTCTGTAAACGTCAACTCCCATAATGTCATTGCCAGAACCCGTGATCGCGACCAGTTGGCCGAAATTCATCACGGCAGGCAATACTTTCAAGGTAGATCGCCGCTTTTCGCAGTTCGGCGGATCCCCAAATTGGTCGCTGTCAGTACTCCTCGCGGGACCTAAAACCGCGAGTTTTAGCGGTACTCCGCAGATCACTCCGGACGGAAACCTCTTCCACGTCGCTCTCGCGCCGGGCGACACGCAGCCCCTGAATCCTGGCGGCGGCGCATCGCTTGCCTACACGCTGGTCGAGCGGCTGACCGGAATCGACGGCGAAGCCTTCGATGTCAACGTCCAGAAGGTCATGGTGTCGCCGAATGCCGCCCTGGCCCAGCCGGGCGACTACCTCACGGACGAGGAGAAGATCCTCGCCCAGCTGCAGACGACTCTGCAGGCGCGGCTCGCCGGCGGAATGGTGGAGAGCTACTCGATCGCTGGCCGCTCGATCACGAAGCTCTCGATCCCGCAGCTGCAGGAGATGATCGGCCAGTACAAATGGAAGGTCTACCAGCAGCGCAATCCCGGCCGCACCGGCATACCCGGTACGTTCTCGTTTCCGGCGAGCGATACGCAGAAGCTTTATCCCGGGTGGCCGTTTCGAGGTCCAGGCTGATGCTCTCGCTCATTCCGGCGGATAAATGGTTTAAAGCCGACGCGGCGAGCAAAACGCATGGATGCGTTGCGACCTTTCAGTGTCCGCATTGCCACTATGTTCGCTCGATCATGGCGCAAATAAGCTCCGTCGATGCGCAAGGCAATGTGTCGCCGGCGCTCGGGTCCTGCCGCTGCGGATTCGATTCACCGATTCGCCTCGTCGGATGGTCTACATGAAGAAACCCGGCGTGGTTCAACGGGTGGCTCAAGCGGGAATCCGCGCGCTCTCGCGCATAGTCGGAAAGGTTTCGAAGATTCGGTCCGTTTTCAAGGGCGCGGAAATGTCGCGCTTGTGGATGGACTGGGTGGCATCGCCGATCGCCGCCGATCAGGAAATCATGAACGATTTTCTGCGGCTGCGAGCTCGTGCTCGAGAGATGCGGCGCAATCACCCGCTGATCCGCAAGTATTTGAACCTGCTCGCCAACAACGTCATCGGGCCCGTCGGATTCAAATTGCGCGGCCGCGTGCGCAATAACGATGGCACGCTCAATGCGGCATTCAACAAAAAGATCCAAGCCGCCTGGTTCAAATGGTCGAAGGACGTCTCGGTCGACGGCAAACAAACGCTCACATCGATTCAGCATTTCCTGCTCAAGGCCTGCGCGACGGACGGCGAGATCCTGGTGCGCAAGTGGCGGGGCTTCAAGGCCAATAAATTCCGCTACGCGCTGCAGGTGATTGATCCGGATCTGCTAGATCACCAATTCATGCGCGCGCCACTAAATGGGCAAAACGAGATTCGCTTAGGGATCGAGATCGATCCGTTCGGGCGCGATGTAGCCTATTGGCTTTGGGATCGTCACCCGAGCGATCTGATCAACGCGGCCGCACCGCGCAAGCGCATTCGCGTCCCGGCCGATGAGGTCATCCATTTCTATCGGCCCGATCGATGCAACCAGTCGCGCGGAATCACCTGGTTCAATTCCGTAATGATGCCCGCGAAGATGCTCGACGGGTATGTCGAGGCAGAGGTCGTGGCCGCGCGCATCGGCTCGGCAAAAATGGGATTCCTGCAGTCGAAGACCGCGGCGGACTCCGAGCCGCCGATCTCCGACGGCACGAATCCGCGCGCAAAGATCGAAATGGAAGCCGCTCCCGGGTCATTCGAGGAGCTGCCGCCAGGGTACGAGTTCAAGGAATGGAACCCGGAGCATCCCTCGACCGCTTTCGGCACGTTCCTCAAAGCGGTGCAGCGCTGGATCGCCGCGGGCCTTAACACCGGCTACAACGGGCTATCGGGGGATCTCGAGGGCGTCAACTATTCGAGCATCCGCGCGGACTTGCTGATCGAGCGCGATGAGTGGCGAACTCTGCAGGCGCTTTGGATTCCCCTCTTTCTCGAAAATATCTACTGCGAATGGATCGAGTATGCGCAGCTATCAGGGAATCTCGTTCTCGACAATCGCGATAACGAAGCATTTCTTGAGGTCGCGCATATTCCCCGCGGCTGGGACTGGGTCGATCCGCTCAAAGACATCAACGCATCGGTCGCAGCGATCGACAACGGGCTCACCTCACGCTCGCGAATCTGCGCCGAGCAGGGCGATGACTTCGAGGAGATCGCGCAGGAGCTCGCCGAGGAGCAGGACATCATCGACGAGCTCGGCCTGATCCTCACGGGCCTGGGCGTTCCTGGCGGCGCGCAAGCTGCCGACACGACGAAAAACGCCGAGGATGAAGACCAGCAAAACGCGGCCGGCGGCGGTTCATCGAACCGAAAGGCGAATCGCGTCGTTCAAATTCTCGAAGCTCGACGAGCTCGCTCGATGCGCAATGCCGATCGACTGCGCCGAGTTTCCCAACTTTACGCTAACGAGGGCTGATCCATGATCAAACGCGACAATCCTTTGCCGACCGCGCTCGAGATGCAGCACGTCGATCTGATCGCGACGATCACTCCGCGCGCGAAGACCGCCGAGCAGCTCGCGGCGGCGAAGGCCCGCGTCGAGGAGCTCGCAAGAAAGCGCGCCGCCGGCGAGACGCCTGATCCGGACGATGAGGGCGATGCAGACGAGATCTATGACATCTCGCTCTCGAGCGACTCGCCGATTAATCGCGGCTGGTACACCGAAACACTCGATCACAGCAAAGATGCGGTGAATCTCGATAGAGCGAAGAGCGGCATAAATCTGCTGTGGAATCACGATACGAATCAGCCGATCGGGCGCATCAATAACCTCGCGGTCAAGAGCGGCAAGCTCGGCGGCGAGATGCGCTTTTTCTCGACGCCCTCGGCGCAGGAGAAGCGAACCATGGTCAATGAAGGCCTTCGCGAAGTCTCGGTCGGCTATTCGGTCGAGTCGTACGAGTACACCCCCGGCACCGCGGACGCAGGCGACAGCTACATCGCGTCGCGCTGGACCCCGCTTGAAGGGTCACTCGCACCCGTGCCGGCGGATAACTCAGTCGGCGCGAGCCGGCGATCCGTCGATACAGCATTCCCAGTTTTAGTTAGATCAACTACGCCGCCCCCCGCGGTATCACAGGAGAAAATTGCAATGAACGAGCAAGAGCGCGCGGCGGCGGAAGCGGCTGCACTGGCGAAAGCGAAGTTACCGGGCGAAGTCGCTCGATTGCTTCAAAAGTACGGCATGGCCGACAAGACGGCCGATTTCATCGAGCGCGGCTTAAGCCTCGACCAGGTGCGCGAAGCGATCCTGGAAGCGAAGACGACCGACACGCGCACGCAGACCGGCGGCTCCAGCACCAATACCGGCGTCGATCTTTCCGGCAAGGAACAGCGCCAGTTCTCATACTGCCGCGCAATCGCGGCCGCGCTGGACCTGCGTGAAGGCAAGCGCCCGGAAATGAGCCTCGAGATCGAAGTCTCCAACACGCTCGAGCGCACACTGCCCTCGAGCTACAAGCGCCGCGGCGGCGTGCTGATCCCGATGTCCCTGCGCAATGCCGGGCTGCAGCAGTACAACGGCGGGGGATTGAGTCCCGCCGTGCGCCAAGCCGTCATGACGGCGGTGCGCGCCGGCGTCCTGGACTCTGCCACCGTGAACGCGCTGCGCGAGGTGGTGTTCACCGAATACGGCGGCGAGCTCATCGAGATCCTGCGCAATATGGCGCTCGTCATTGCGATGGGCGCGCGCACCTTGGGCGGCCTGTCCGGTCCCGTCGCCTTCCCGCGGCAGCTGACCGATTCGATCGCACAGTGGATCGCGGAAAATCCCACGGCCGGAACGCTGGCCAGCAGCAACCCGACGACCGATCTGGTCACCCTGGCGCCGCATAGCTTGATGGCCAATACGGCGTATAGCCGCCAGCTGATCGTGCAGTCCTCGATCGATGTTGAGGCCTTTGTGCGTGCATCTATCGGCGCGGCTCACGCTTTGGCGCGAGACCTCGCGGCGATTCATGGCACCGGCCTCAACAGCCAACCGCTGGGAATCTACAACCAGCCAGGCGTCGCGACGGTCGATTTCAGCAATGCCGCGTTCGGCAACGGTAGCGACAAGATCGCGTACACCGGCTGCGTGGAAATGGAAGTGCTGGTTGCCAACGCGAACGCGCTGCTCGGCACCTTGGGGTATATGACGACCCCGGGAATCGCCGGCGATGCGAAAACTACCCTGAAGTTCCCGGCCGCGGCGATCGCGCAGGGCGGCATCTTGTGGAATGGCAAGCTGCAGGACGGCGAAATGAACGGCTACACGGCGCGCGCCACCAACCAGGTCTCGAAGACCATGGGAGCAAACGGTGCGGCGAGCGGCGGCTCAAATCACGGCCTGATCTACGGCAACTGGGCCGATGTGCTGATCGGCGAGTTCGGCGGCGCCATGGAGCTGATCGTCGATCCGTACAGCTTGAAGAAGCAAGCGCTGATCGAAGTGACGAGCTTCGAGATGGTGGACGTCGCGATCCGTCATCCCGGATCCTTCGCCGTCGGCACCAACCTGCTGGCTTAAGGCCCGTGTCGCGTTTCGTTCCGCCGACCGTGCGGCTCCTGGTCCTGGACGGGTTTATCGCCCGTCCAGGTCACGCCGCTCGGCCGGGCGAGCTCGTCGACGTTCCCATTCCGGTCGCCAACACGGCGATCGCATTGGGAAAGGCTCGATTAGCTACAGACGAGGATCACTCGCCGCCGCGGAGCGCAATCGTTTCGCGTGATCCTCAACCCGTCCACCGAGATCCGATTCCAACTTCGAGGAGAAAACGCTAATGCTGCAATATACTGATGCGCTTCGGCGCGCCATTCTTTTGACCCTGCTCACGGCGACGACCGAGGCCGCGACATTCACCTCGGGCACGGCGACGCTGCCGGCCGGCGTGAAGGGCGACGCGGCCGTCGCTGTGAACATGGACGGCGACACTGCGGGCACCGGCTCGAGTGCATCGCTGCAGGTACAGAGCTCGCCGCACGGCGCAGCCATCTGGACCAATGTCGGCGCGGCAGTGCCGGCCGCGATCACTGGGACCGCGTTCCGCGGGCTCATTCCGTTCGATTCTGGCGATGTGACCGGCACGGATATCCGCGTCGTGGCGACGATCGCGGCGGGATCTGGCTCGGCCCCGAGCTACAAGACCTCGCTGGCGCTTCTGGCCTGGGTTCCGTAAGGATCTAAGTGTCGCTGACGGGCTTCTACGCGGACGCCGATATCCCCTTTCTGATGGGGGACTTCGGCGTCAGCGTAGTTTGCTCAGGGGTAACGACGCTCGGGATTGCGGACAACGTCGGCAAGGATTCGCTCGTCTCGCAATCGGTGAGCGGCGTGAGCGGCACCGAGATCACGGTCACGGTGCAGACGTCCGCGTGGCCCGATGTGCCGAATCGCACGCCCATCGTCGTCGATGGCAAATCCATGTTTATCCGAGATCAGAATCGCGAGGGCGACGGTGCGCTCACCAAAGTGCTTTGCAGTGACAAGCGATCATGACCGATTCCGTTCGCAAACAAATTGTCGACATGGCGATCGCGCAGATCAACACCTCGGCGCCGGCCGGCGTGCCGACCGCGGACGATACACGCCTCGAGAGCTATCAGCCGGACGAGCTGCCGGCGATCACCGTTTTTGAGATCCGCGAGGAAGGCGAGTCGGAGAAATCGAGCCGATGGGGCTACCTCGTAAAACGCACATTCACCTTGCGCATCGAGATTCGCGTCGCATCGGATAGCGACACAGTCAAGGCGCGCGCCGCGATCGATCCGCTCTATGTCTGGGTCGCGCAAAAGACCGCCTCGGCCTACCAGCAACCGGCCTTCGGTGGCCTCGCCGAGTCAGCTTATGAAACGCTGCTCGAGTGGCAGTACGCCGATTCGGACCAGGGCTACACGCTCCTGCAGATTGATTTTCGCGTCGAGTACTCGACGCTTCGCAACGATCCGACCAAAACGCAATGAATTTCCGGCGCAACTTTCTTCTAGGAGGATGATTCAATGACTGCCATTACCGTAAATCCGCGCATCGCGCCGGATCCTGCAAACCTGCTGCTCGGCCGCGGCGCGCTCTACTTCGACCGCTTCGTGAACAACACCTTGACTCGCCAGGGTGAGATGCACATGGGCAATTGCACGACCTTCGAGACCGAGACGAAGGTCGAGACGAAGGAGAAGTACGAGTCCATGGACCACAGCTCGAATCTCTATCAGCGCGGCGTCACACGGCAGACGACCACGATCAAGATTACGGGGGATGAGTTCACGCCGGATAATCTCGCGAATGCGCTAAATGGTGTGCTCGAGACCATCACCGGTCCCGGCGCCACCGTTGCGGCCGAAGCGATCACACCCGTCGGCGGCGCGATCCTAGGCCGCTACTACGCGCTTGCTCATCGCAACGTCACGGCCCTGACCGACGTGAAGCAAGCCTCTGTGACGCTGGTCCTCGGGACCGACTACACGGCGGACCTCGTCCGCGGCCGCATATACTTGTTGCCGACTTCCCCCACCATCACGCCGGGATCCGCGCTCACCGCTGACTACACCTATGGCGCGTATTCGTATCCTGCGGTCAATCTCTCGCAGGTCGGCACGGTCGATGGTTATCTCCATTACATCCCCGACAACATCAAGGGACCGAATTGGGAGGCCGAGTACTGGCACGTGCAGTTCACGCCGTCGGGCAATCAGGCATTGATTGCGGATGACTTCGGCAACTGGACGCTCGAGGGCATGGTGATCATCGATCCGATCAATCATCCGACCGAGCCGGTGGGGCATCTCATCCAGACGAACTGATCGCACCTCCTGGCCGGGAAGGACTTTTAAGGGCCGGCGTATCGATGAGATGCGTCGGCCCATTTTGATTAAGCAAGGAGGGGGACGAAGATGAAACTGGGCGGCCGCGAATTCGATGTGATCGCGAGCGGGACGATCGAGTGGGATGTCACGCTGCTCAATCTGCTGCAGGCGTGCGGGCTTGCCGATGTGACCATGCACGCCGGCGAGACGGCCGAAGGCCTGGCGCTTCGGGTTTATCGCACGCTCATGAGCTCCGGATCCGTGTTCGAGATCTTAGGCTGCGTCCTCACGCCGGGCGGCACGGACCCTTTCAAGTGGACGCCAGAGCTGATGAAGCAGACCTCGGCGTTCCTTCGCACGCTGCACGTGAAGGAAGACAAGGACGAAATCAAGTCGCAAATCAATAGCCTTGTCGCCGGTTTTTTTCGTCAAGGGCTGCTCTCCGTTCGGATTTTTCCGAGCTCTTCGATCCTCCAAAACGGAGGCGAGGAGCAGAAGGGGAAGCAGCCCGCAAACCTGTCGCCGGAGATTTCGACGGGCGACTTGGCGAATGGGGCCTGATGGTGCGCGAGCTCGCCGAATATCAGCCCGACAGAATCGAGACGGTCCTGCGCTGGCCGCTGCGCGAGGCGCTGATCGGCTATCGGGAGAAAATGCTCGCAAGCGCCCGGGCCGCCTATCAGCACGAGCTTTCCATGTGGACGGCGATCGCGCCGCATTCGAAGAAGAAGCTCGACCCGCCTAATCCCCCGGCGATCCT